GGCCATTTAGATGGCCAAAGGTGTCAAGACTGGCGGGCGCAAGAAGGGCACGCCAAACAAGGCAACGGCTCAAGTTGCGGCGGAGATCGCGGCGACTGGCGAGACTCCGCTGGAGTTCATGTTGAAGCGTATGCGCGATGAGGCAGCGGACCCGCTCATGAGATTCGAGGCGGCAAAGGCGGCGGCTCCTTACGTGCACCCGAAGCTCGCGGCGATCGAGCACACCGGCAAAGACGGCGGACCGATCCAGACAATCGACGTCACGCCAGAGGAGCGTGCGAAGCGCATTGCCTTCGCGCTGGCCAAGGGATTAAGAGCGGCGGCGGGATGACGATCAGCCAGTACGACCAGCACCTGATGAACAGGAAGCCAAAGCCCGGCTGATAGGGCTGCAGCAGCCGACACGGACGCGGCACAAGCACAAGCATCGCCACCTTCGGGTGGCTTTTTTTTGGAGTAGCGAAATGGAAGCTCAGATTCTCAAGTCCCTCCATGGCCGCGAGATCGGTTTGGACAAAGACGGCCGACTCATCACGCCTGGCGGGTACATCTCCGGTCCGGGTAACGATGCTGGCGCGGGCATCACGAGCGGTGTCGGCACGGTCTATCGCACCAACGTGTTCAAGCAGGGTGGCGTCATCAAGACGCAGATCTACATCGACCTGACGGGCCTCGCGTCCTCGACGACGGACCTGGACATCATCGGTGTGGGCGCATCGCCTGCCCACATTGGCCAGATCACGACGGCGCTCAACGGCGAGATTTTCGCCGGCCGCATGTCGTGCATCGAAGTGCCGTCGGGCGGTGCGGATGACATCGACCTGTATGCTGCGACCGAAGGCACTGGCGTGTTCGCTGGCGGCATTGCGACGCTCACCGAGACCGCGCTGTTGACGAAAGGCGCCGCATGGACACGAGTCCCGACGCTGCTTTCGGCAATGCCTGTGCCCAATGCCTATCTGTACCTGACCGGCGGTGAGGCCGGCACGGCAGGCACGTACACGGCCGGCAAGTTCCTGATCGAACTGGAAGGTCACGAAGTCATCTGATGTCGAAAGGTCTGGCCGAGTTTCTGGAGGCGTACAACGCTGCACCTCCGGAAGCTCGCGCTCAGATCGACGTGGAATCGGACGCCGCGTGTGCTGGGATGCGGTTCGTCCCGCTGCCGGGACCGCAGACAGAGGCGTATCTCTCGACGGCTGATGTGCTGCTGTACGGCGGGCAGGCCGGCGGCGGCAAGACTGGTCTATTGGTTGGTGCGTCTCAGGAGCATGAGACATCAATCATCTTCCGTCGCGAGGTAGCGCAGACGGACGGACTGGAGCGATTCGGCAAGGAGCAGTTCGGAACTGACGGGTTCAACGGCCAGGACCTTGAGTGGTCGTTCCATGACGGCAGGAGCCTGAAGCTGGCCGGCATGAAGGAAGCCGACAGTTGGATGAAGCACGCTGGCCGCGCCCGGCAATACATGGGATTCGACGAGGCGGGCGAGTTCCTTGTTCAGCAGGTTGCGTCGCTTCTCGCATGGTTGCGCGGTAAGCCCGGCCAGCGATGTCGGATGATCCTCGCGAGCAATCCGCCGCGCACCGCAGAGGGCGCATGGATGATCGACTGGTTCGGCCCGTGGCTGATCCCGAATCATCCATTCAAGGCGGCTGCTGGCGAACTGCGCTGGGCCTTCATGGACCCGGACAAGATGGTTCCGGAATGGGTAGAGGCTGGCACGACGCGCCTGGTTGACGGTGAGATTGAACGACCTCTGTCGTTCACGTTCATCCCGGCGCAGCTCGGCGACAACCCATACAACGACACGCCGGAATATCGGGCGAAGCTCAACGCACTGCCTGAGCCGCTTCGCAGCCAATTGAAGAAAGGCATCTTCGCCCTCGGCGGCGAGGATGTTGAGTGGCAGATGATCCCAACCGCTTGGGTGAAGGCGGCGATGGATCGATGGAAGCCGAAGCCTCCCGATGGCGTGCCGATGTGCGCGCTGGGTGCTGACGTTGCGCAGGGCGGCGGCGACGACACTGCGATCGCGCCTCGGTATGACGGCTGGTATGACCAGATCACGAAGGTCCCCGGCGCTCAGACACCGGGCGGCACAGAGGTCGCCGGCCTCGTCATCGCGAAGCGCAAGCACGGCGCGACGATCATCTTGGACGTGGGCGGCGGATGGGGCGCGGATGCTTATGGCCATCTGCGCGGCGACAACCGCATGGATGCGAAGGAATGCGTCGCCTACATGGGCATCAAGCCGTCGATGGCCCGCTCGCGCGACAACCTGTTCAAGTTCACGAACATGCGCAGCCAATTGCTGTGGCAGTTCCGTGAGGCACTTGACCCTGACCAAGTCGGCGGTTCGCCGATCGATCTGCCGCCTGACAACGAACTGCTCGCCGACCTGACAGCCGTTCGCTACGAGGTCGTGAACCGAGGCCACGAGGGTCAGTTCATCAAGGCCGAGGCCAAGGACAAGGTGTGCGATCGGCTGGGGCGTTCAACAAACAAGGGCGATGCGGTCGTGATGTCCTGGTACGCCGGAGCCAGAGCGATTGCTCGAGCGCAACCCCGATCCTTTGAGCACGGTTCCCGCGGATTCGGTACGCCGCAAGTGAACTACGGTCCGCGAAGACCTAACGGCATGAGGAGACATTGATGGGCAGTCTGGTGAAAAAGGCCAAGAAGAAGCTTGGCTGGGGCGCACACCTACTGAGTGGCGGGCTTCTGCCGCCCGTGCGCGAGATCAACAAGGCGATGGGCGACAAGACGTTCAATCAACTGCATCCGGGCATCGAGGCGCTGGAGGATCAGTACGACGCCACGAAGGCGGCTGAGCGCGCGGCACAGGATGCGGCGAACGCCCCTGTCATTCCGTTGCCCGACGAAGAGGAGATCAAGCGCCGGCAGCGCCGATCCGCATCCTCGCGCGGCGGCGGCAGGGCGGCAACGATCCTCACGGGTGGCGACCGGGACACGCTGGGCGGCTGATCTGTGATCGACGTCAAGCGGCTCATCGAGCAGGGCAGCCAGCTCTTCAAGGATCGAAGCACGCTGCTGCTGCTGTGGCAGGACATCAGCGAGAACTTCTACCCGGAGCGCGCGGACTTCACGGTGCTGCGCACGATTGGCGATGACTTCGCCGGCAACCTGACGAGCAGCTATCCGCTCATGGTTCGCCGCGAACTCGGCGATGCAATCTCGTCGATGCTGCGTCCGCGCGGTCAGGAATGGTTCTCCATCTCCATCAAGCGCGACGACAGGCTGGACAACTCCGGGCGCCGGGCATTGGAGGCGTTCACCAAGATCCAGCGCCGTGCGATGTACGACCGCAAGTCGCAGTTCGTGCGCGCCACGAAGGAGGGCGATCACGACTTCGCATCGTTCGGGCAGACCGTGATTTCGGTCGAGGAGGACTGGCGCGAGGTGTCGCTGCTCTATCGCTCGTGGCATCTGCGGGATGTCGCATGGTGCGAGCGCTACAACGGGACGATCGGCGACATTCACCGGAACTGGAATCCGGACCTGCGCACGCTGATGGCGATTTTCGGCAGGGACAAGCTCCACCGGAACGTCGTCAATGCCTTCGATAAGACGCCCTATGCCAAGTTGCAGTGCCGGCATGTGGTGCTGCCGATCGATCAGTATCAGGGTGACGGGAAGTACCGCACGCCCTACGTGTCGATCTACATCGACCTGGAGAACCAGCACGTCATCAGTGAGGTGCCGAGCTGGAGCCAGATCTACTGCATTCCGCGCTGGCAGACGGTATCTGGATCTCAGTACGCCTATTCACCGGCTGCCGTTGCCGGCTTGCCGGATGCCCGGCTGCTGCAGGCGATGACGCTCACGCTGCTGGAAGCCGGCGAACTGGCCGTGCGTCCGCCGCTGATCGCGACGAAAGAGGCGATTCGCGGCGATGTCGCGCTGTTCGCTGGCGGAATCACATGGGTTGATGCGCAGTACGACGAGCGCTTGGGCGAGGTGCTTCGCCCGCTGCAACAGGACAAGTCCGGCCTTCCGTTCGGCATGGATGTGTCCGAAGAGAAGAAGCAGATGCTCGCGCAGGCGTTCTACCTCAACAAGCTGAACCTGCCGCCGCCCGATCGCGAGATGACGGCGTACGAGACCAGCCAGCGCATTCAGGAGTACATCCGCAACGCCTTGCCGCTGTTCGAGCCGATGGAGACGGAATACAACGGCGCCCTCTGTGAGATGACCTTCGACCTGTTGATGCGTGTCGGCGCATTCGGTCCGCCGTCTGAGTTTCCGGATTCGCTGCGCGGTGAGGATGTCGAATTCAAGTTCGAGTCGCCTCTGAGTCAGGCGACCGAACGCCAGAAGGGTCAGAAGTTCCTGGAGGCGAAGGGACTGCTGCGCGAGGCTGCGGATATCGATCCAGCCTCAACAGCCGTCGTCGATGCGCGTATCGCGCTCCGCGAGGCACTGTCCGGCATCGGTGTGTCGGCCAACTGGATGCGCTCCGAAGAGGATGTCGAGGCGATGGCGCAGCAACAAGCACAGCAACA